GTTCCAGAATTTGTTCCAGAATTTGTTCCAGAATTTGTTCCAGAATTTGTTCCAGAATTTGTTCCAGAATTTGTTCCAGAATTTGTTCCAGAATTTGTTCCAGAATTTGTTCCAGAATTTGTTCCAGCTGGTTCTTTTATACAATCTTTGTGATTTTTATCTTTTTCAATTACTAAAACATTAAAAGGATCAGGATTTTGATCATAATCGTCTTTACATAAAGAAAGATTACAATAATCTTCGGTATATTTTTTTTTATATGCTCTTGGATCATCTCTACATTTATCATAATAACATTCTGGTTTTAAAGTAATATCTGTTTTTATATAAGGCGTTTTTATATTAGAAAATTTTTTTTCAATTAATGCTTTATCATAACAAGCACAAATTGGTTTTTCTAATTTATCTATTTTTGTTAAATCTTTTTGTTTTCCATTACTATTACAATAACTTTTCATTAATTGTTCATAATTATCATTATCTTTTGATGATGCAATTATAGATGTAGATTGGCAAAATCTATCAGTTATTATTTTATTTCCTGTACAATTTTCTGATATATATTTTAAACAAGCATCTTTATTTTCTTCTATATTACAATAAACAATACAATCATTTCGATTTTTTATATTACTACAAAAATTTTTAAAAGATTTTTTACAATTATCTGGTAATTTATTACAATGTGATCTACATGGAGTAGAAAAAAATAAATTACTTTCTTTTTCGCATTTTTGTTTAACAATATCTTTACATTCATCATCTATTTGCATTACATTAAAATTAGTAATATCTTTACATTGTAAAGGTGTAATATCAAGTTCTACGTCAAATTCTGTTTCAGGATTTGTATCATCATAAATTATTCCACTGTAAGATAATTCTATATTTTCAATTTTTTTATTCTGTATAAAATCATAATCTATTGAAATTCCTTGATTAGTAGCTGGATAAGTTGCAATTAAATTATAATCTTTTGAATATATTTTAAGATTATAACCAGGTCTAACTCTTATTCCTTTTATTATTTCATTATCTTTTAACGGTAAATAAATAGTACCTTCATATGTAAATAAATAACATTTTTGTTTTGCTGGATCTATATTTTGAATTGCATCGTCATTGTTATCGTTATAATTAATTGGCTTACCTTCTAAACAAAATAATGCCATATATATTTATATATATATATATATATTTTAATAATAAATAACATTTAATTATTATTTTGTGGCATGTTCATATTCATTTGATTTGGCATATATTGTGGTATATATTGTGGTATATATTGTGGTATATATTGTGGCATATTCATATTCATTTGATTTGGCATTTGATTTTGTTGCATATTCATATTCATATTCATATCCATTTGATTTTGATTTTGTTTTTGTTCAGACGTTTCATTTGATACTAAATACATATATAGTTTTCTAAGAATTGCAATTAATACTATACCAATCATGACTATTAATACAATAAAAATAATTTGATTTAATTTATTTAAATTATTAAAATCAAATTGGTCATTTGATAACTGATTAAATATATCATTATATATTTTTTCAGATTCTAGTGTAGGTAGTGGTGGTGGTATTGGTCCGGGTCCGGGTCCGGACCCGGGTGTTTGTGTTTGACTTGGTGTTGGTGTTGGTGTTGGTCCGGGTCCGGGTATTTGTGTTGGTGTTTGACTTGGTGTTTGTGTTCCAGATCCAGGTACTGATGTTTGTGATCCTGAAACATCTGTTCCAGATCCAGATCCAGATCCAGATCCAGATCCAGTTGTTGGTATTATACAGTCTTGATGACCTGGAGATTTAATATTTCTAGTTAGAATACCATATTCATCATCTAAAAGAAGATCATACTTGTCTTCTTTACATATATCAATACTATTTCCGCAATTATTATTATTATTTTCACGACAATTAAAAATTGTTTTTTGATCAGGCACTGTAGCAACAGAACTTGTTCCACAATCATTATCTTTAGGTATTTTAAATGCTGTATTACTTCTACATTTTTCATAATAACATTGTGGTTTAGAGATTAAAGCTGCTTTTAAATAAGGCTGTTTTATTACATCAAATTTTGCATTAATTGCTTCTGTATCATAACAAGCACAAATTGGTTTTTTTTTATTTTCACTATTAGCACAATAAGTTTTCATTGCAGTATCATATCTTGATTTTTCTGCTTCGCTTGTAAGTACTATTGAAGCAGTATTTTGACAAAATGATTCAGGTATTAAAGCAGTATCTGTACATTTTTCATTTATATATGTTTTACAAGGTCCTACATTATCAGATTTTTTACAAAATTCAGTACAATATGTTTTATTTTCTGGTTTACTACTACTGCAAAAAGCTTTAAAAGCTGCTTTACATCCATCATCTGGTAAAGCATTACAGCGTGTTTTACATTTATCACTTTTAAAGGAACTTTCTTTTTTACATTCTTCAGTTGTAAGTTCTGCTTCAGTTGGTTGTGGTGGTGGTGGTGGTGGTGGTGTAGGTGTAGGTGCAGGTGTTGGTGATGGCGATGGTGCTGGTGGTGGAGATGGTGCAGGAGGTGGTGGTAATGCTTCAATACGAATACTATCCATCAACATATTAAAATCAGTAGTTTCTAAATTAGTATAACCTGTAGGAAGTGGAAAAGATGTTCCATTTTGATATGATTTGGTATAACCTGTTGCTTTAAAACCAGGTTTTATTAATACACCCTTAATTTTATCATCATACCATTGAATGTTACCATTTGTATTAGGATATATAGTATGATTTCCTACAGGAAGTGCCAGGCACCAATTTGTGTTTGCTGTGTTATTGTGTTTACTTGCCCAAGTACTCCATAAGAATGGAGTTAAGTTACCATTATTATATGACTCAGCTATTTTATCATTATTTGGTTGAGTAAATTCAATAGGATGTTCGCATAATATAGCCACTTTTGGTACTCCAGCTTGATCATTTTGTGATGGTGTTGATGATGTTAAAGATTGACTGCCATAAATACCAGGACCTTGACCGCCACCTTGGAAAAAATTTTCTGTAATATTAGAAGTATTATCTTGTAATAAAAGGTAATAATCAAATCTTTCAAATACATGATTATTTTTTGTTTCAGGGATTTCACTTATATTTTTAAAAGTATTTTCATAATAAGCTGGCATAATATATATTTAATTAATAAAAAAATAATATTATTTAATATTATTTTTATATTTTTATTTAATTTTGTATAACATATTGTTGGTTTGACATAGGCATTTGCATTTGATTTGACATGGACATTTGCATTTGATTTTGATTTTGATTTTGATTGTGATTTTGATTTTGTTCAGACGTTTCATTTGATACTAAATATGTATATAGTTTTCTAAGAATTGCAATTAATACTATACCAATCATGACTATTAATACAATAAAAATAATTTGATTTAATTTATTTAAATTATTAAAATCAAATTGGTTATTTGATAACTGATTAAATATATCATTATATATTTTTTCAGATTCTGGTGTAGGTGTTGGTGCAGGTCCAGGTCCAGGTGCAGGTCCAGGTGCAGGTCCAGGTGCAGGTCCAGGTCCAGGTCCAGGTGTAGATCCGGGTCCAGGTGTAGATCCGGGTCCAGGTGTAGATCCGGGTCCAGGTGTAGATCCGGGTCCAGGTGTAGATCCAGTACCAGGTACTCGTGATCCTGAAACATCTGTTCCCGATCCAGATCCCGATCCAGATCCCGATCCAGATCCAGATCCAGATCCAGATCCAGATCCAGGTACTATACAGTCTATATCACTTGCTTCTTTAGTCAATCTTGTACCAATACCAAAATTATCATCAAGAATATAATATTTATCTTCTCTGCATAGTTTAATAACATTATCACACATACTATCTGGTTTTTCACGACACTCAGAAATTTTACTTCCACAATCAGTATCTGGAAGTATTTTAAATGCTTTATTACTTCTACATTTATCATAAAAACAGTGTGGTTTAGCAATTAAAGCTTTTTTTATATAAGGCTTATCTGTAATTGGAAATGCTTTTTCAATTTCTTCTTTATCATAACAAGCACAAATTGATTTTTTTTTATTATCACTAATATCACAATAAGCTTTCATTACAGTTTCATATTTTGTTTTGATTGAATCATCTTCCATTGCTATTGAAGCAGTATTTTGACAAAATACTTCAGGTATTAAAGCATCTGTACATGTTTTATTTATAAATTCTTTACAAGGTCCTACATTCTCAGATTTTTCACAAAATGTTTTACATATTTTTTGTTTTTCTGGTATACTGCATTTTGTTTGAAAAGCTGTTTTACATGCATCATTGTCTAATTTATCACAAAGATTCATACATATTGGTTTATCAGAATTTACAGCTAATTTACAACTTTCTACAATAATCTCATTTCTTTTAGTAGCATCTAATAGATTACAAGATGCATCACTTATTTTATTTGTATCTTCATTAGCTAATTTTTTACACTTATCAATCAATGCATCGTCATTAATTATTTTATCTATATGTGTACAAAAATATGGGTATTGATTTTTTTCAGTATCTATTGCACATATTTTATCTTTATAAGCTTTACATTCAGTAGTATTAGCTTTATAAAATTTAGTACAAAAAACTAAATTATTAGGATCATTACAATATTTTTTATAAGAATCTTGACAAACTTCTGGTAATCCCTTACATTTAATATCGCCTTCTTTATGACATAGAGCATGACCAAAATATGCCGAGTTTGTTTGACATGCTTTTGTACGAATTGCTTCTTTATAACTATCGCAAACTAATCCCTTTAGATTATTATACGAATCATCTAAATTTGCAGCCCAACAATCTCTTTCTGCTGGAGCTATTCCAGCAGGAGCTGCTGTTGGTGGTGGTGTTGTTACTGGAGCTGGACCTCTATTATAATTTTGTGGATTATAATTAACACCTCCATATCTGGTGAAAACAGAACCATATTTTTCATAAAATTCTACACTAGTCGTACAATCTACAGCAAACAATCTATCTAGGCCAATACTTACTCTTTCTGCATCATCACAACAATTTCTATGTTGATCCCATGCGGTTGTTGTCGTTTCATCATTTTGTTTTTGTCCAGTATAAGTATCATAACAAGCATTTTTTGAACCTCCGTTTCCCATATTATTTTATATTATATAATATAAAATAATATTTAAATTTTGTTATATTATTTTTTAATGTTAGGATACAAATATTTTTCAGCTAATTTTTCACCTAAATCCTTTTCTATGTTATCTTTAAGATCTTTATTTTCATTAATTTTTATTATTCCCTCTAACATTGATTCTAAAAATGTTAAATCTTTATTTTCAATAATATTATTAAATAAAGTTGGATATGTTTCATAAAAAGTAGGAAATATTTGTATCAAATAATTTTGATATTCTTTATTATTATTATTTTTCATTTCTTGAAATTCATATGTATTAATAAATTGTTTTAATAAATTAACAGTATCTCTTATAGATTGTATTTCTTGTTCAATATCAATATCAATATCAATATTATTATCAATATTATTACAAGACATTATATAATTATAAAAAATTATTCTTTAACTAGATTTAAAGCTTTAAAAATTTGATTTTCATTAATCATTATCTGATCAACATTTTCAAATAAAGGGTTACAATCATTATTATTATATATTAGTTTTTTATTTTCTTCTAAACCAATTGGTATTATTAAATAATTTGATAAAAAATTTTGTATTGTTTGATGATTATAATCAAATAATTTGATATCATCAATATAACACATTTGATATCCGTATTCTATACTATTTATTATTTTTCCAAATGAAATAACAACATTTTTTTTATTTTTATTAAAATTTTCTTCTAAATAATACACTTTAAATATATTATTTTCTTCATAATATATCCAAATATTACATTCAAAAATACCAGAAATTAATAATATAACTTCATTATTAATAATATTATGTTTAATAATATTTATTAATTTTTTTCTATTTATATTTTTATTTATATTTGTTAATTGTAAAAATATAAGAATAAAATCATTATATTTATATTTATCAAATGATTTTAAAAAACATTTAATAAATGATTGATAATTTTCTCCTATATCATAATCATATTTTGAAATATTTAAATTACTATTATTAATATTACTATTACTATTTTTATTTATACAAATATGTTTATAATTTGGTACAAGAGTTTCAATTATAGTATTTATATTCATCATTTATTATTAATTATATTAATAATATTATTTTAAATAGTTATTAATTCAATTTTTATTATTTTTTAAAAAATTTAATAAAGATTCTAGATTTCTTTCATCATTATATTCAATTGTTTCTTTTTTATTATTATTAATATAATATATACTTGGATATCCTTTTAATATTTTTATTTTATTGGTAAATGGATTTTTACTTTCTATTTCAATAATATTATATTCTTCAGTATTAATTTTAGTTTTTAATTCTTTCCATATTGGCATTAATACTTGACAATGACCACACCAATTAGCATGAAATAATATTATTGTATCTTTACATTTTATATCCCACATTTATATTATTTTATAATATAATATTATATAATAATTATGACTAAAATAAATTTAACATATAATAAAGATTCTAAAGATTCTAAAGAATTAAAAAATTTAAAAGATTTTAAAGAATCTGGAGAATCTACATATTTTTCTAATTTTTTATCAATATATTATGATATTAATAATTTAAATGATTGTATTAATTGGTGTAAAAATAATATTAAACTTCAAATAAAAACAATTAATAGAATATTAAATATAGTTTGGGAAGAAATTATTAAAATTGATTTTTTTGATAATGATGAAACAATTGATAAACTAGTTTTACTATATATTTATATTTATAAAGAAAAATATAATAAAGATATAGATTATCATATTATGGATAAAGTATTAAGAGAAGATGGAAAAAAATTATTAAATACTAAATTAATATATAATTCTAATAAATCATATCAAAAAGAAATAAAAAAATCTATATATAATAATATATAGATTAATAATATGTTTAGAATTATAGTAAATAATGATCCAAATATAAAACAATCATATTTTTTAGTACCTGATAATGATCCATATTTTAATCAATCATATTTAGTATCACCGAATCATATGAATATGAATATGAATATGATGTTAAGTAAGAAACATAGAAAATCAAGTAAGAAACATAGAAAATCAAAACATCATGGAAATTATGAAAATCATGGACAATATGGACAATTTGGTGTACCTCTTTTATCTCCAGAATTTTTATCACCTGAATTTCCAATGCCATTACCAATACCAGGATATATTTCAGGACATATTAATCATCAACATGTTATTGATACAATAAATACTGCAGCAACTGCAGCAGTAGCATCAGGTACTACTGCTGCAGTTGTTACTGCAGTTGATAGTACAGGGAAAATAGTTGAATCAATACATAAAGGAGATCCACATGTTACACATATAGTTAGTAAAGCAACTAGTGCAGCAACGACTGAAGCTAACAGAATGACACCACTACCACTACCAACAGCAGCTACAGTCGCTCAAGCAGTTAAAACTGCTCTCAGTGGATTACATGCTCCAGGTCCATTAGGACCATTTGGAATGGCTGGAACTGTATCTTCTTTTCCATTTACAAGTCCTATTATGTCTCCTGTACCAATACCTATTACATATCCCCGTGTTAATAATATAAGACATTTAACTAATCCTGACGATGATCCTGAACTACGAAGAAAAGTAGTTAAACATTTTTATAAACAATTAAAAGAAATATATTTTATTGATAAATTAAAAAAATTATTTCAATATATTATTATTGAAAATAATAGTAATACTGGTAACAATAATAATACTGGTAACAATGGTAACAATAGTAATACTGGTAACAATAATAATACTAGTGTAAGATTAGTTAAAACTTACGAAGAATATAAAAAAAATGAAAACAATAATAATGATTCAAATATAAAAATTAAATTTATTACAGAAAATATATTTAGTAAATATGATTTAGAAGTTTTAATATCTAAACTTATTGCAAAATATGGTATGTTAAATTCAGATGATGAAAATAATATGCATTGGTACACTGCAAAATACAAATACGCAAGTTTAGTTAAAAAAGCAATGTATAAAAAAATTAAATATAGATTTGAAAAAAAAGTAAAATTTTAATAAATTAAAATATTTTTTATTTAATTAAAATTATTAAATAAAAATAAAATCAATTTAAAAAATAAATAATAATATCTATTAGATAGTTCCAAAAATATGGATAATCTTATAGATTATTATTTTAAAGAACAGAAACATTATGAGGCAATATATGGTTCAAAAACTTTATTTATGATGCAAGTTGGAGGATTTTATGAAATGTATGAAACACTAACCGAAGGACCGAATTTAACTAAAATTTCAAGTATATTAAATATTTTAGTTTCAAAAAGAAATAAATCAGTTGCAACTGTTGATAGAAAAAATCCAAAAATGTCTGGATTTCCTTTAGTAGTATTAAATAAATATTTAAAAATATTAGTTGATAATTCATATACTGTTGTAATATGTTCTCAAATTACACCACCGCCAAATCCTAAACGTGAAGTAACAGGTATATATTCACCAAGTACTTATATTGATGATATAAATAATCCTGATAATAATTATTTATTAACAATTTATATTGAAGAAATAAAAGATATTAAAACTTTAAAAATTTATTATATGTGTGGAATGGCACTAGCTGACTTATCTACAGGAAAATCAATAGTTTATGAAGTATATTCTGAACTTCATGATGAAAAACTTTCATTAGATGAAGTAGTAAAGTTTATTAATGTTTATAATCCAAAAGAAATATTATTAATTTCGGATGTTAAATCAATAACCAGTGATGATTTAGAATTATATCTTGAATTAAAAGACAAGACATATTTACATAAAACAATAGTTGAATTGTATAGTATCAAAGGTTATAAAAAAGTAAAAGATATTGCTTTTCAACAAGAACTTTTAAAAAAAGTTTATCCACAAATTAATACTTTATCACCAATTGAATATTTAAATTTAGAGAGATTAGATTATTTAAGATTAGCTTTTGTTTTATTAATTCAATATGCATTTGAACATAACAAAAATATTATTAATAATATTAAATTACCAGATATTTATGAAAAAGATAATTGTCTTCATCTTGGTAATAATGCTATTTATCAATTAAATATATTTAAAAATAATCAAGAAACATGCACTAGTTCAATAAAATCATTATTTGATGTTATTAATAAAACTTCTACACCTATTGGTCGTAGATATTTAAAAAATATATTATCATCACCATTAATTAATAGTGATGAATTAAATTATCGATATGATATTATTGATTATTTATTAACAAGTAAAGTCACAATTGAAATTGAAAAAATATTAAATGAAATTGGTGATATTGAACGTTTAGATAGAAAAATTAATTTATTAATAATCCATCCAATGGAATTATATAATTGGATTAATGGACAAAAAAAAATAAATGAATTATTAAAATTATTAAATACAGATGAATTAAAGTATAAATTAAGATATGATATTAATGAATTATATTTGGCACATAATCAAATGATATTAAATATTGAATCTATTTTTAATATTGAAGAATTAATTAAATATTTAATAAATGACATATCAGGTAATATATTTTTGAAAGGTGTTTATTCAGATATTGATAATATTCAAAATGAATTAAATCTTTGTTCAAATTTTATGGAATCATTAGCTATTAAATTAAGTGGTATGATTGATGATACAAAACAAAAAAATAAAGAAATGATTAAAGTAGAATCAAATGATAGAGAAGGACATTATTTAACATTAACAAAAAGAAGAGCAGAATTATTACAAAAAGTTTTGGCTAAAGATGAAAAATTAGAAATAGATATAAATAAATTAATATTTAAACATGCAGTAAAAGGAAATAGTAAAATATTTTTACCTGAAATAGAAAAAAATTCTGATCAAGTAATACATTTAACAAATAAATTAAAATTATTAATAAAAACATATTATATTGAAGAAATTAAGAAAATTAATATAGAACCACAAATAACAGAATTAATTGGTTTTATTGATTTTTGTAAAAGTGGTGCAATTATAGCAAAAAAAAATAGTTATTGTAAGCCAAAAATAGTTGAATATGAAAAATCTTTTGTAACATGTAAAGGATTACGGCATGCAATTGTAGAAAAAATAAATATTAATGCAGAATATGTTCCAGTTGATATAACATTAGGAAAAGATAATTGTGATGGAATATTATTATTTGGACTAAATTCAGCTGGTAAATCAACATTACAAAAAGCATTAGGAATATCAGTTATTTTAGCTCAAATTGGTTATTATGTACCTGCATTGGAATTTAAATATTTTCCATATAAATCAATTTTTACAAGAATATCAAGTAATGATAATTTATTTAAAGGTCTTTCGTCATTTACATTAGAATTAACCGAATTGAGGTCAATTCTAAAAAGGTCTGGATCAAATACATTAGTTATTGCAGATGAAGTTTGTAAAGGTACAGAACATACATCAAGTTTGATTATAGTAATGACAATGATTGAAATGTTATCAAAGTCTAAAACATCATTTATTTCTGCTACTCATTTACATGAATTAACAAACTTTAAAAGACTTGAAACATTAAATAATGTTAAATTATATCATTTACATGTTGAATTAGATAGTATTAATAATAAATTAATTTACGATAGAGGTTTGAGAGAAGGAAGTGGAATGTCTTTCTATGGTTTTGAAGTAGCCAAATATCTTATGAACGATCCAGAATTTATAACTATTGCGAGTGAAATTCATAAAGAATTTGGAGGGGAAGTATTAGTAAGTGACAAAAAATCAAATTATAATCCAAATGTACATATGACAAAATGTCAGGTTTGTAATAAAATCCCTAAAGAAGGTGAAATACCTCTTGAAACTCATCATATTGAATTTCAAAAGAATTGTGATGAAAATGGTTTTATTTTAAATAAAAAACATAAACATAAAAATCATAAAACAAATTTAGTTGTTTTGTGTCATTATTGTCATGACAAAATAGATACTAATCAATTAATAATAGATGGTTATGAAAATACATCACATGGTCCAGTATTAAAATATACAAAATCTGTATAAAATTATATATAAATAAGTTTATTTGAATTTAAGTTTATTTTCTGTACAAAATTATATATATATATATATATATATAAATGAGTTTTATTGATATTATAGATAATACTAGAACAGATAAAAATACATCCCATTCGTATTTAAGTACATATGAAAAATTATTAGAAAAAAAAAAGAATACTGCTAAAAATATTTTAGAAATAGGAATACAAAGCGGCGGAAGTATTAAATTATGGCATGATTATTTTCCAAATGCAACAATTTATGGAATAGATAAAATGGATGAAGAACACCTATGGGACGAAATAAAAAATAAAGATAGAATAATATTATATTGCTCACATGATGCATATGATACTGATAAATTTAAAACTACATTTCTTGATAAAGATATTAAATTTGATTTATTATTAGATGATGGACCACATACTCTTGGAAGTATGATGACATTTATTCAATTATATTCACAAATTATGGCAGATGATGGAATACTTATTATTGAAGACGTACAACAATTCGATTGGATTGATAAGCTAAAAGAGATAGTACCAGAAGAATTAAAAAAATACGTTAAAGAATATGATTTACGATCAAATAAAAACCGTTCTGATGATATATTATTTACTATTGATAAAGCAAATTATATATATATTGATGAAACAAAAGTAGATGAAACAAAAGATGAAACAAAAGATGAAACAAAAGATGAAACAAAAGATGAAACAAAAGATGAAACAAAAGATGAAACAAAAGATGAAACAAAAGATGAAACAAAAGATGAAACAAAAGATGAATCAAAAAGTAGATGAAACAAAAGATGAAACAAAAGATGAAACAAAAGATGAAACAAAAGATGAAACAAAAGATGAATCAAAAAGTAGATGAAATAAGCAACTAGTTATTTATAATAAATTATTATTTGTTATTGTTACAATAATTAGTTGCAAGCTTATCTGCTTGAAAATTACCATACCATGTATAATACTCGGAACTAGTTTTTTCTGGTTCTTTGCAATGACTTCTAACGTGTTTAAATATTACTGTTAAATTTTTTAATTTAGAATATATTTCTTTAATTAATTCTAAATTTTTAATTTCTCCATCTTTTTTTTTCCAATTATTTTTTTCCCATGATTTTATCCAATTAACAAAAATATTAATACAATAACTACTATCTGAATAAATATAAATAATATCTTTATAATCTTTAACAATATCTAAAGCTACTGATATTGCTGTTAATTCTGCAACCTGATTTGTAATTTTTTCACAAGTTAATTCTTGTGAAACATTTTTAGTATCATTATCACCAAAAAATACACCTATTCCACCTTTGCTATTTTTTTTTCCATTATTAATACATGATCCGTCTGTGAAAATATGCATATTTATATATATAATATTATAATATCATTTTTTTATATTATTATATAAATATAAAAATAAAGCTAATAAAATATTATTACTGAACTAAAAAAATTCTAAACATATCTAAATAAAAATATTTTTTTCTTATTCTATTATATAATATTTTATAATAAAATATTATAAAATGCATAACATAATAGAAGACATTAATAATATAAATATTATTAATATTATTAATGAAGATACAACTAAAGATACAACTAAAGATATAACTAAAGACATAAATAAAGTCATAAATAAAGTTGTAAATAAACTTGTAACTAAAGACGAAACACCAAAATATAATTATATATTTACTGTTGATTGGTTTAGTTATAATATTCCAATATGGACACACTTTTTGAATGAATTAAAAGACAAACCAAACTTACATTTTTTAGAGATTGGTAGTTTTCAAGGAAGATCAACAGTATGGCTATTAGAAAATATATTAACAAATAATACATCTGAAATTACTTGTATTGATACATTTGAAGGATCTATTGAGCATAATATTCATTTTCAAAATGATATAAAAAATTTATTTGATATATTTTCTCATAATATATCTAAATTTAAAAATAAAGTTAATATAATAAAAAATAAAAGTCAAAATGCACTTAAACATATAAATGATCAATATGATTTTATCTATATTGATGGTGATCATAAAGCTTCATCTGTTATTGAAGATGCAATATTATCATTTTCTTTATTGAAAAAAGGTGGTATAATGATTTTTGATGATTATATGTGGTTTGAAATGAAAAAATACATTGATAATCCAAAAATAGCAATTGATGCATTTTTAGAAATATATGCAGATAAGATTACAATATTATATAAAAATTGTCAAGTGATTATTGAAAAATTATAAAAAATTGAATAAAATATAATTAAATATAAAGAAAGAAATAGTTAAACTATAACAATATAATGAGTAACAATGAAGAAATAGCGTATCTAGATATGTTAAGAGATTTAATAACAAAAGGTGACGAAAGACAAACAAGAAATAGCATTACAAAATCACTATTTTCAAGAAATTTAACATTTGATCTTAAGAATAGTTTTCCATTATTAACAACAAAAAAAATGTTTTTTAGAGGTATATTTGAAGAACTTATGTTTTTTATTCGCGGTAATACGAATACTAAAATATTAGAAGAAAAAGGTGTTAAAATATGGAAAGATAATACAACAAGAACTTTTCTTGATAATGTTGGCTTAAATCATTATCAAGAAGGTGATATGGGACCTATGTATGGGTATCAGTTACGATCTTTTAATGCTGAATATAAAGGATGTAATAATGATTATTTGGATAAAGGAGTAGATCAATTTAACTATGTAATAAATACCATATTAAAAGATCCATTTTCAAGAAGAATTATTATGACAACATTTAATCCAGCTCAAGTTACAGAAGGTGTTTTGTATCCTTGTCATAGTTTAATGATACAATTTTATATTAGAGAGGATAATGGAATTTATTATTTATCGCAACAAAATTATATTAGATCAAATGATATATTTTTAGGCAATCCATACAATATTGCTAGTTTTGCATTAATGTCGTATTTACTATGTCATCACCTAAATAATCTTACTAAATCAGATAAATATATATATAAACCAGATATGTTACATATAACATTAGGAGATTATCATTTATATAAAGATCATTATGATGTTGCACAAGAGCAAACGAATAGGACACCTTATCCTTTTCCACAATTAAAAATTAAAAATTATCGTAATAATATTGAAGATTATGAATATGATGACATAGAATTAATAAATTATATATCACATCCTGCTATTAAAACAATAATGATTGTATAAATTATTAATTTTTAATTACAAACATAATTATATATATTATTTAATACAAAATCTTTACTTTTACCATTACCATGTAATATCATCGGATAAGTTTTTGTAGTCTTATTGTATATTTTATTATCTTTAAATTCTATATCATTTATACTATCATGTAAACAATTAAATATTTCTGCATTATAATCTAACATTATTAAATCTTGATTATTAAATAAAAATATTTCAGTAAAACATTCTTGATCGTCAACTCTAAAATCAAAAAAGTAATGAAATCTATATATTTTTTTCATTAAAATAATATATAATTTTTTTAATATTTTTACTGTTGATATATGTGTTCCTGAATTTAAATATTTATATATAGAGGATGTTTTAGGATATGAACTTGATAATGTAGTATTAGGCCAACATGCTTTCTCAGCAGAAAATAATGCTTTTTTTCCTTTTGTTAATTCATAATATTTATTAATTATATTTTCTTTGTTATTATTTATAATAACATCATAACCATCAACAAACATTACTATATGATCATCAGGTAAATATTTTATATATTCATATGTTAATAAAAATTTCATAATAAATCCTTTACCATGACCATGACCAATAGATTTATATGATATTAATGGTAATACGTCAATATTATTTTTTTTTGCCGAATTAACTAATTTTATATAATTTTCATTAATATCTGTAATTGTAGTTATTACATGAAAATTATTTGTTTTTAAATTTATATATTTATAATCATCAAATATCTTTATTATTATAATATCATTTTTATATTGAATATTTTGTAATGATTTATTTATTAAATATTTATTATAAAGCCAAATAATTATAAATATAAAAATAATAACAATAATAATATTATTATTGTTAATCATATAATATTATATAATATATTTTTATTATTTATAATAAAAAAAATTGAAATTAATTTAAACTATTATTAATAGATAATTAATAATAAAATGTTTATACAAAGACTATTAGAAAAAATAACACAACTAATACAACTAATACAAGTAACACAATTTGGACAATTTAGTCAGAGACTGATACTTGGACAACTTAGACAACTTAGACAACTTAGACAACTTAGACAGAGACGAATATTACCCAATATGCGTTATCAAATAGGAGTAGTTATTGGTAAATTTTATCCTTTACACAAAGGACAACAATATTTAATAGAAATAGCAATAAAAAACTCAGAACATTTATATATTATAATATGTACTAAAGAAAGTGAAAAACCTAATCCTTCAACAAGATTAAAATGGCTTAATGAGCTTTATAATCATCCAAATATTACTATTAAAGAAATTGTTGATATATATGATCCAGATGATAGTGAATTATGGGCAGAATTAACAAAAAAAACAATTGGTTGTTCTCCTGATGTCGTTTTTACTTCTGAAAATTATGGTCATAATTATGCTATGTATTTAAAATGTGCTCATGAATTAGTAGATTTAGAAAGAATTAAGATTCCTATTTCTGGTACATTAATTAGAAATAATTCATATCAATATTGGGATTATTTAGATCCAGTAGTTAGACCATTTTATACTATTAAATTTGTTTTTTGTGGCGCTGAATCTACAGGTAAAACAACATTGTCTTCTAGATTAGCTAGCGAGTTTAAAATAGCTTGGGTTCTTGAATATGGAAGAGAATATTGTAAAAATATTATAAATTGGACTAAAAAAGATTTTGAAAATATTGCTAATAAACAAAATGAAATTGAAAATGAAGCTGCAAAAAATAATAAAGTGATTTTTTGTGATACTGATTCAAATACGACTAAAGTATGGTGTAAAAGATATACTGAAGAAGAAACAAATTTTAATTTTAATTTTAATTTTAAACCAGATTATTGTGATAATACGTTTTATATATTTTCTCATGTTGAAGGTACAGAGTTAATAGATGATGGGACTAGAACAGATAGTAATGATGAAATTAGATCATGGATGCATAAAGAACTATTGGAAACAATGACATCATCAGGAAGACCAGTTTTTATTTTAACTGGTACATATGAGCAACGTTATAAACAAGCAAAAGAATATATAATTAATATTTTAAAATATAAAAAAATTGAATAATTAAACAATTAGTGTATACACAAATAATAAATAAATAAAAAAATGCCTGATATTAATGATATTAAGAGAGAACTTGAAGATATATATAAAGATTATGAACAACAAGTTAATCCTAATTCAGTTAATTCTCTACAAAATGAGACAGAAGAGTCTCTAAAGCTGTCTATATTATCTCATTCTGAGATCGTATCACTTAATCATGAACAACTTAATATTATACCTTATACATTTAATATTGTACCTTATACAGTTAATATTGCACCTGAACCAATTAATCCAAAAAAAACATTTAACAAGTATGAATATTTAATCTTATTTATTCTTTCTATAATTTTTATAATTTTTTCATTCATAGATGTTACACCAGGTAATGAAATATCAATAATATCAATCGATAATAATTCAAATTGGCAGAAAACTTTATACGTTGTAAGTGGTCTTGCTTCTTTCACGGGTATATTATCAGTAGTTCTATCTTCAAAAGAACATCGTTACGCTTTTATTTACGGTTTTATTAACTGTGTGACATTTGGTATATATGCTTTTGCATATGGTTATGCTGGAAATTTTCAGCTTAATATGTTTTATTTACCATTACAGATATGGGGATATTTGCGATGGTCTAAAGATACAATTGATACAAAAGAAAATAATATAAAAGTATTAAAAATTCATCAAAAAGTAATATATGTATTAGTATGTTTTGCATTTTGGTATATTTTTTACTTTGAAATACCAGAATTTACAAAATTTGTCACACAATTTATTGTGCAGCAAGAATATCCTTATGAATCTAATATTGTTGCAAGAATTTTAGATTCTGGAATAGTATCAATAAGTATTATTGCACAATATTTATTGATTAAGAAGTATTATGAATGTTGGATACTTTGGACTATCGTAAATATATTTACAATAATAATGTTTTCAGGGACATTAGGAGATAATAATTT